ATGGCGAACTATCAAATAGAAATTTAAGAGAAAGAAATCCAATGGAACAGAGAAATCAGGGAGAATTGTTATCTGCGTTTAATAATAATCCATATACACAATCATTACAAAGTTATGCTTAATATAAATACTAATTATTTATAATTAAAAACAAAATATTATAAATAATTAATGAGTTTGAATATACATCAAAATATTAAAAACAAATTAGATTTTTTTGTTGAAAACGACAAAATACCACATATAATTTTTCATGGACCTTCAGGAAGCGGTAAAAGACATATGTTGAATTATTTGATAAACAAAATATATAAAATAGATAATGAAACCATTAACCAATATATGATGTATGTTAATTGTGCACATTCAAAAGGTATTCGATTTATACGTGACGAATTAAAATTTTTTGCAAAAACAAATATTAATAATAAACACGGATATAAGTTTAAGAGTATAATTCTTTTTAATTGTGAAAAATTAACCACCGATGCTCAGTCAGCATTAAGAAGATGTATTGAAAAATTTAGCCATAATACTAGATTTTTTATCATAGTAGAAGATGAAACTACATTATTAAAACCAATATTATCACGATTTTGCAATATATTTATACCATTACCAACTATTAATAATAAAAAAATAAGTTTACACCAATATTTCAAAAATAACTTGAATGAATCAAAATATATAAAAAAAAGACAATTGTGGTTAAAAAAAAACATCATAAACACAAAAAACTATAAATCTTTGAAAGATTGTAATGTATTTGTTAATAAGTTATATGAAAAAGGTTATAATTGTTTAGATATAATAGAAATACTCGAAAATAGTTCAAACATTATTATGAATAAAAATAAATATAAAGTTTTAGTGTATTTTGACAAAATTAGAAAAGAATATCGCAATGAAAAAATTATTATGTTAAATATTTTAAATTTTTTATTTATGCGTCCGAAAGAAGAATTAGAAAATATATTAAAATTATAAATGGATGATTACGATCATACAATTGTTTCAGAAGCGCAACGCGAGTGGTCTTCGAGATTAATTACAATTATAACACCTCAATTAATGGAAGGAATCAAGTCTATATTTGAAGAATCATGGAATTTATGTCGCGAAAATGAAGAAGATAATAAATATCTAATGACATTTCAAAATTTACTTTCCAGAGTACCAAAATGGAACGAAACACTTATTCAAAAAGAAACAGACCGTATAATTACATTAACAAAATGTAAATATTTAGAAGATATTTTAACATGTGTCCATATTACTCAATTAAAAATTTTAACAAGTGTTCGTGTATCACAAAAACAAAAAAAAATAGATTTAGATATACCTAAGCTACCACAATTTGTTCATAAAGTTTATATTACTTTAGCCAGAAAGATTTATAGCAACGTATATCTTTTCGAAAAAAATATTCAACCATTGCAATTTCAAAAAAATATGCGTGAGGTTGAAATTTTAACACGTGAAAGTATACTAGAAGTTATAAGAGCAAATATGCCTATTGAATCTATTTTGAGATCTTATATTGATGAAACGATTGAAGAAGAAGTTATTGAAGAAGTGATTGAAAAAGAAGTAGAAGAAGAAGAAAAAAAAGAAAAAAATGAAGAAGAAGAAGAAGAAGAAGATAGCGCAAAAGTAGTTATAGAAAAAAGCGAAAATGTAGTAGAAAAACAGGAAATTAAAGCAGACGTGGTTGAAGATAAAATAACTGATCCTATTTTAAAAGTAGATACTGAAAATACTGTTGTTGAAGAAACATCACCACAATTATCTTCTCCAATAATGAAAGAAAATGTAACTTTAGAAGTTACAGAAGCGATCAAAAATAAACGATTGTCATTTAACGATAATGACAATGTTCTGGACATGGGAACGAATCAAGAATCAATTATTAATGCGCCAAAAAATGTTGAACGTTTAGACAAAATTTCAAAAGAAAATAATGAACGACGCAAATTAGAAGAAGAAGAATATGATGACGATGAAGAAGATAAATTAGTAATTGGTGAATCCATTAAACTAGATACAGATATTTTAACTTTAGACAAAGATTTAGATAAAAAAGATGATTTAGCACTTGATGATATTGAATTATTGGGTTAATTGCGGAAAAAATAAAATTATCAAGGAGTTGTATATTATATAATGGAAATGTCAATATTTATTACAGCATTGTGTGTATCTATAATTTATTTGTTAATGAAATTTTTAGAAATGCGTGTCATTGAAAAAGCTAACAAACCTTTAAAACTATTGGCCCGTGATACTCTTTTAGTATATTTGAGTGTTCTTACAGGACATTTTATATTAATTCAACTTTCTCCAATGACAAATACTGGAACGGTACCACAAGTTTTTACTGCAGAACCAGACTTTTAAACAAATATAATAACAATATTATTATATTTATTTTAACACTTCTTTTTCTTTTTTTTACGTTTGCGTATCGTTTTGTTTCGTTTTTTTCTTTTGTTTCGTTTTTTTCGTGATTTTCTAGCTAAAGGTAATTTAGTTTTATTACCATGTCCATCTCTTCTAGGTGCTTTTTTTGTTCGTCTATCATAAGAACTAGCGGTTAAAAATGGACGCAATTTTTTTAATAATTTCATTGGATTTGTCTTAGTCACTTTTATAGTATATTTTCGTTTAAATGCTTTACCTTCTGTTGACTTTTCTTTCACCGGAGATAACTTTTTTCTTGTTGTCATATATAATTTATAAAGAAGATAATTCTACCTCGTCGTCTAATTCTGAACCTTCATTTAAAAATATTACCTTTCTATTTTTAACGCTACTTAGTTTACCCATTGCGTAATAGGTGTGTCTATCTATATTTTGTTTTGAAAAATAACTCAAACATAAATTTACAATATCCATATGTCCTGCTACCAAAATAGTCATATTACTACTACCATATGTATACACTAAATAATTACAAAAATTATTTACACGTTCGTATATCTGCCAGTCATTTTCAGGATAAACCAATAATGATTTATCAAATAATGACATATAATCTAAATTTATATCAAATTCTTTTATATGTTCTTCTGTTAATGTCATCTCTGGCTTATGAATAAATGTTTTCTCTGTAATTGTTTCTGCCAGGGAATAATCACAGAATGTTTGTAAATTATTTTCTTTGGCAAAAGGGCGAACTGTTTGTAAAACTCTTATAAATGGCGAACTATAAATTTTATCAATATTCAATGTATTTAATAAATCTTTTAATTTTGATGCGCTATTTTCCTTACCTATCTTAAATAATTCCGTCAAAAAAGTACTATCATTCAAAGGTCTTAATTCATGTCGTAAAAAATATAATTTCATTATGCTTTACTATATTTTTTACTATTTAAATATTATTTGAGTAAATATTTATTAATTAACATATTTATAACACTAATCAATGTGTAACCAAATGTGGCAATAAAAGCATTGTCAAATGTGGTTATCATTTCCGAATGTATAAACGAAAAATACAATTTATCTTTTATAAAAAAATAACCTAATAATACTAAAGTTAAACATGTCCTGAAAATTATTTTTTTATTACTTACTTCTTCTTTAAATTCACCATCTTCTATTTTTTGAGCAAAACATAAAATAAATAATATTGTCGAAATAAATAACACATTTTTTATATCTAGTTCCAATAACCAGTTATATTTGCCATTATATAAATGAAATAAAAATACAATAATAAAATAACCAAATGCCCATAAATAAATCGAATGATCAATGCTATCGTTTACAAAAATGAATAAAAATATATAAGCAAAAATAATTATTGATACGATATAATGATTATAAATATATACACAATTTAGTATTAATAAAATTATAGAAATTATAATATAATTTGTCAATTTTGAAAAAGAAAACATATCAATTAAATCATCTATCATTTTAATACCAGAACCTGAGAGAAACGATGTTAATAAATACATTAATATTTATTTACATAATAAAATCTAGCATTTTTCGTATATGTATAAATACTGATGGACTTTTGGTGTATATCCAAAACGTTTTGCCTGGGGAAGCATTAATTTAATTGGTGAAATTTTTTTATGTGATAAAATAACTTTATCAAATGGTTTAAATCCACATTTCTCCATTACCTTTTCTGTCTGATAACCCAAATCATAAAATATATTTTTTTTTCTCCAATCACCAACCATTATACAATATCTCGCACCTGGTAAAGCTTTTTCAGTTACATGTTTCCATAACGTTTCATAATCTACTAGAAAATTCTTCCATTCCTTTATTCTATCTAAACCTTCTTTACTTTCATATTTCTCCAGGTTCCAATATGGGGGACAAGTTAATAATCCATCGTGTTCTGGTATTTCAGCAGTCATAGAATTTGCTAAAATATTATCTACTCCAAATTTTTCTTTTGCGTTTGCTATGGCTTTTTCTGAAATATCATAACCGATATAATTTTTACTTGCATCTTTAATTGCTCTATGCCTTTCACCCCAACCCGCAAAAGGATCAAAAATATTTTGTTTATCTCTTAAAAAATATTGAGCACACCATTCAGCAACATCTGGTGGAAATGGACTGTAAGTAGAACGACTGGAAGGAATTGATTTTTTATTTTTTGTACTCCAATTTCTTTTTCCTCTGATACCTTTTTTCCCCATTTTTGCCACATCAAATACTGAAACTGGCATGTGTTTATATGAAATATCATTTAATTTATTATTTGAAATATCTGCCATTTATATTTATTTATGAAATAAAGATAAAAAACAAACGAATTATTTTCTGGATTTTCTACGTTTTCGACAATAATATTTAACATGGATTAAATATTATACTATAAAAATCTTAATAATAAGATAAACAACTTAGTTGGAGTATGCAAGACCACCCATACCACTCATGACACGAAGGACATTGTAGTTGGTTGCGTATACACGAACTTTGGCAGTTGCGTCTCCACCGATAGCAGCAGAGGAAAGAACCAATTGAAGTGTTGCGTTATCGATTCTACTGAAGTTACAGGTTCCAGATGGCTGGTGTTCTTCTGGGCGAAGAGCGAACGAGTAAACGTTGATACCAGAGTCTGGGTTACGTGTGTGGCATTGGAATGGTTGAACAACATCGAAGTAGGAACCTTCACGTTCACTGAATCGGTCTTGACCGTTCAATTGAAGTTTACAGGTAACTACTGGGTTTTGTCCCCAACAGTGTAATCCTAAAGCGGTTTCAGCAAGAACGAATGCTCCAGCATCAGAAACACCACTATCACTGGTATTCAAACCATCTTGTGCCAAAGCACCCGCTAAACTAGCGTTAGTTCCGGCAGGCATAGCAGAAGCAGTGGTTTCAGTTGCTCCTGGGTCTTGGAACAAACCAGATGCGCTGATAACATCGTTACCCGATGTTGTGCGACTGGCAGCAGCACTAGAGAATGCGGCCAAAGAGTTTGGCAAAGCATCAATAGCATCTGTGTAATTGTGTGGCTGAGCACCCAAAGCTTTGTTAAGAACAGAGTGTCCTTCAAGAGAAGCACAGTAATCAACATTTTTGTCTGGTTGAACAACGAAAACCAATTCTTTACATGGATGATTGAAATTCAATTTGATTTTATTGGATGAAGAACCAACAGATTCATCACCAGTAAATTGCAATTGTTCGATCAAATATTCATGTGGGTTTTGTGCCATGCGTCTACGTTCATCGGTATCAAGGAATACATAATCAACATAAAGGGAAGCAGCAACCAATGATTGAGCATAAGCTTCACTGGCTTTTACACTTTTTCCTGCATTAGCGGATTCACCACCAAGGGTGCTTACAGCGAACAAACATTCGTCCGATGGGCGCAATTCCAAATTGATTTTGACTTCGTGGTATTGAAGAGCAATCAATGGAAGAGCAAGTCCAGGGTTACGACAGAACCAAAATTGTAATGGAACGTAAAGTGTGGTTTCTGGAAGTGCTTTTCTTGGTGCGCATACGGCATCAGGAACATCAGCAGATGAACAAGCAGTAGCAATGTTTGCGTAGTTAGGATCAGTCAAGTAAGTCAACTGAGTGGTGTTACCGATCATTTTGTTGTAACCACGTTCTTGTTCAGAAGTAAGTGTCAATTGGTTCCAGATGTGCATCCAGTCACCATATTGACGATCAATTCTTTGACCACCAATTTCTACTTCAACCATAGAGATAAGATGTTCACCTGGGTTATCTAACCAACGAGCATATGCTGCCATATCTTGGTTGATTTCAGGCATGGTAACTTGTAAGTAAGTGCGGTAGCACAAATCACCATTACGGGATACCGTACATTGGACACGACGTCCAAAATCGGCTTGACCGTTAAATGTTTGTTCAATAGATTCCATAGCAAAGTTAGTGTGTCTTCTGTAAGTAACCTTCCAGAAAGTAATTTGCGGGTTACCAGTTAGGTAAACGTCTTGTGCGCCATAAGCGACTAGTTGCATGAGTCCTCCTCCCATAGTTATAATATTGCTAAAGAAAAAAAAATTTCGGAAAATAAATTAATTAATTAATTAATTAAATTATTTTATAAATGAATTATTAAAATCCATATTTGTTACCATAAATCGTTTCAAATATTCATCCAACAATACTTCTTTTTTTCCTTCATGATTTTTTGAAAAAATATATAAATCCTTCTTCTTTTTAACGGCCCAACCGTTTTCTAAAGCATTATAAATAAATTTCATTTTTTGAATTGTTATATTTGAATTTTCCATCTAAAAAATGGGTAGAAAGTTTATTTATTTTTTACACGTAATTTATATTTAAAAGTAAACTTTGAATATATATAAATGCCTAGCTTTAAACCTAAAGCTAATAAAAGAATCAATATCAAATCCAAATCAAACATTACCTTAGATGGTAAACATAATGAAAAGATGAAAGAATTTGATAATATCAAAAATACTATTTTGCCAAAATTAAAAAAAGAAAAAAAAGAATTAAGAAATAAATTAAAAAACAAAATGAAAATTGAAGAAAAACTAGAAATTGAAGATAAAATCAGAAAAATAAAAGACGAGGTGAATATACTTAAAACAAAACAAACAAATTATCTTTTGAGCAATTCGAAATATATATTTGATTATTTTGAAAAAAAGAAAATGGTTTCGCAGGGAGAAAAAGTGAAAAAAACTGTCCTAAATAATTTTTTTAGCAAAAACAAAAAACAAAAAGAAAATGAAGAAATAAATGATGTCCAACAATATTTAATTAATGTGGATGAAACCTTTTTGAACATTAATAATTTTATAATAAATTATGACGTGTGTGAAAAATGTGGCGGTGAGTTAGTGGCAGTAGAACATGATGGTGTATTATTATGTAAAAAATGTGGAAAACAAGTATCTGTATTGATAGAAAATGAAAAACCTAGTTATAAAGAACCGCCTAAAGAAGTATGTTTTTATGCTTATAAAAGAATTAATCATTTTCGGGAAATATTAGCACAATTTCAAGCAAAAGAAACCACACAAATACCAGAGGAAGTTCTTATAAATATAAAGAGTCAGATAAAAAAAGAAAGAATTACACTAAAACAAATGTCAAATAAAAAAGCAAAAGATATATTGAAAAAATTAGGATACAATAAATATTATGAACATATTCCATTTATAAAAGATAAATTAGGAATTCGACCTCCTATTATGTCGCCTGAATTGGAAGATACATTATGTAATTTATTTATGGAAATTCAAAAACCATATGCCAAACATTGTCCAGATGACCGTGTGAATTTTTTAAATTATTATTATGTCCTTTATAAGATGTGTGAATTGTTAGATGAACGGACGTTTCTGCCCTTTTTTCCTATGTTAAAAGATCCTGTGAAAAGGATAGAACAAGATGAAATATGGAAGAAAATTTGTAAAGAACTTCAATGGGAATTTGTTCCGACCATTTAAACAATTATCAAACCATAATAAAGACAAATATTCAAGTACATATAATGTTTTGGAGTAAAGAAGTAAAACCTACGCCTGAAATGAAAAATAGTGATTTTATATTTTTTGTTATTGCTTGTATATTACTGATAATGATGACATTGTATAAAAATGTAAAAAATAATATAAATTTTAACTCTATTATTGGTTTAAATGATGTTAAAAAAGAAATAGAATATTATATTGATTTTATAAAACATAAGGATAAATATAAAAATTGGAATGTAAATATACCAAAAGGAATATTATTATCAGGTCCTCCTGGAACGGGTAAGACATTATTAGTAAAAACACTGGCTAAAAAATTAGATATACCTATAATATCCGCTTGTGGTTCACAATTTATAGAAAAATACGTTGGAGTAGGTGCTTCAAGAATAAGACAATTATTTAAAAGTGCAAAATCTAAAAAAAAAGGGTGTATTATTTTTATTGATGAAATTGACGCAATAGGTAAAGTAAGAAATTCAAATACAAATTCAGAATATGGTTCGACATTAAATCAATTATTAGTGGAAATGGATGGATTTGATGAAAAAGAAAATATAATAGTGTTTGCGGCAACTAATTTTGTAAAATCTTTAGATCCAGCATTAACTAGGTCTGGTCGATTTGATAAGAAAATATATTTTGATTTACCAAATATGAATGAACGTGAAAAAATGTATGAAATGTATTTTAAAGATATTAAATTATCGGATAATATTTGTTATAAAATATTAGCTGAAAGAACTAGTGGTGTTACTGGTGCTGATATTTATAATATAATAAATACATCAAAAATAAATGCTATTAAAAATAAACACAATTGTATCGATGAATATGATATACAAACTGCTATAGATGAAATTATAATTGGTCGTGAAAAAAGAGAAAGAATACCCAGTGAAAAAGAATTAAAAAGAGTTGCTCATCATGAAGCTGGACACGCTATAATGGGTTATATATTAAAAAAAGCTAATCCACCTATAAAAATTAGCATAATACCTCGTGGTGAAGCAGCATTGGGATTTAGTCAACAAAAACCAGATGAAACTAAAATATTTACAAAACATGATATTTTAAATAAAATAGCTATATTATTGGGTGGACGAGTGGCTGAAAAAATAATATATAATGATTTTTCAACTGGTGCTGTAGATGATATTGAAAAAATTTCATATATAATCAAACAATATATTGGAAAATGGGGTATGCATAAAGATATTGGTCCAATAAATTTGTCCATTCTTTCCGATGACATAAATATTATACAAAAATCAAAAGAAATGTTAGAACTTATTGAAAATTTTACGGAAAAATATTTATTAAATCATAAGAAAGTGATGAAAAAATTAGCCAAAAAATTATTAAAAAAAGAAACTATAAATTATGATGATCTCAAAAAAGTATGTGGAAAAATTGAAAACACAGTTTCTACAGTTGAAATTAATATATAATTTAGTTTTAATACTATATTTATTCTTGTTAAATATAGTATAATGGTTTTTTTTAAATTTGATAAAATGAAATGGCCTTTAGTAAAAATTACATTGACCGGAAATATAGAGACTGAAGAAGATTTTAATGTATTTTTACATTCATGGGAAAATTTATATTTACAAGAAGAACCCTTTACTCTTTTATTTGATGCAACCAATTTTGGAATGATAAGTATTTATTATTCTGTAAAAATGACTTTTTTTATTAAAAAATTAAAAAAGAAAAACCCTCAATTTTTATCACAAAGTTTAATTTTATTAAAAGGAAAATGGTTACGATTCTTAGTAAATTTTATGTTTGCCATCGAAAAACCTGTTGCACCAGTTTATGTTTATTATTTACAAAACGAAGAACCGGTTGATTTGATTGAATATTATGAAAAAATATCCATATCTCCAGAAATATTTGCTAAATTTTTACCTTCTACATAAGTTTATATTGCTTCTATTTTTTTAAAATTTCCCCCTCCAATACCATTTATTTTATCTATTCCATTCTCTATATAACAACAATTATGTTTATAAAATGGTCTATGTATTGCGCAAAATATTAACTTACATTTACATGGCATATCTGATAATTTTAGTTTTGTTCTACAATCTGGGTGATTACATCGTGGAACCTTTTTTTTAGTTTTCTTCTTTTTCTTTTTTTGTTTCTGTTCTATCTTCTGAGGTTGCGTGTTCTCCTTGAAATTTGATGTTTCCATTTTTGTTGACATATTTATTATTTAATGATATTTTTTCTTTATTATTGTTTTCAATTTTTTCAATATAACTTATTGCACAACTTGAAGAACAAAACTTACCACCATATTGAGTTGTGTGATTACCATAAGTTTCAATAGTTCCATCCAGATTTATACGAATACGCAAATGTCCATTACATTGAGTACATTTTTCAAATGTCTTTTTCATATCTTTTTCGGATAATGGTGGGCATCCCCATCTATGGTTCCATCCATCATGTGTTGGTGTATTTAATTTGTTCATTGTGAATTATATAATAAATATTTAATTAATTTTATAATTCAATTTTTTTATTCTTTTGTTTCACCATCGTTATCATCGCTTTGTTTTTTGTCTTGTTCTGCTTCTTCATCTAGGTTTACAAATCTCCTTGGTTTATCTTTATCTTCCCGCGTTAACACATTTTCACCTTCAAATAATTCTTTACGAATATCTGCTGATGTTACGGTTTCATTTGATTCTCCTAATGATGTTTCTACTGTGCTTGTATTTTTAACACCGACTAATTGACCATCTTCTGTAATATTTTGCGTAAGTTTGTTTCCAGTTTCTTTTGCTTTCTTAATATTTTCTTCAATTGCTTTTCTCCTTGTTTCTTTAATTCTCTTTTCAAATTCTTGTTTAGCAACTCTTTCATTTTCATTTTTATTATGCATTAATTGATTTAATTCATCTTCCAAATATTCAACTCGTCCAGTCTTATATGCTTCTGGTTCCCATGGCATCCACATACCTACTGGACCAACATATACATTATGATTTGGATCTACTTCTCGTAACATTCTACATCGTAATTCAGCTTCTTCTTGTGTTGGGTAACAACCTCTGACTTTCAAACCACGAGTACTGGTCTGAAAATTACAAGTATCGTTAAAATCTTTTAGCAATTTCTCTTCATTTGCGTCAAGAAAATTTTTATATTCATCTTTAACGCACGTATTTACCAAATTATCTTTTTCACTTGTCATAAAATCTTGAAAATCAGCATTCATTTTATCAAAATCAACATTATATTTATATGATAAAAAATTCATAAATTGTGTAAATTTATTCATTGATTTAGTAAAATCAAAATATTTTAGGAATTCTTCAAATAAAAAATGATTTTTTTGTTTTAAAATATTTTCAGGACTAATAAATGAAATACACGCAAATCTCTGACCACTAACTGGTTTATCTTCGTCCAACAAATCAATGTATTTAGGATTTATCATCCCTTGGCTATTTTTTTGATGTTCATATTTACTCATTATAACTTTATTACATAATTTTATTTTAAGTAATTTATAATCTAATATATATTTTTTTCTAATTATTTATTATAATGTTCGGAAAGTTGAGCGAAATGATTGATCCTAGTGAATTAGCTAGAAGAGCGATTAAATATTTAGTGGAAGGTCTTATGGTTGCAATTGCTGCTTACGCAATTCCTAAAAAATCATTGAATTTTGAAGAAATCGCACTTATTGCTTTGACTGCTGCTGCTACATTCTCCATATTAGATACATATGTTCCATCAATGGCTGTTTCCGCACGTTCAGGTGCTGGATTCGGTATAGGTGCTAATCTGGTTGGATTTCCACGTATGATGTAATAAATTGATATAAATATAATCATTAATATTATTAATAATTATATGAAACAAACAAAAGGCTTAAAACGAAACACAATTGATAAATTTTATACAAAAAATAGTGCTGTTCTATTTTGTATGGAACATATCAAAAAACATGTAAATATTGCAAGACACGATTTAATAATTGAACCAAGTGCTGGAAATGGTGCTTTTATAAATACGATAAAACATTTGTCAAATAATTATCGTTTTTATGATATAAAACCTGAAAATGATGAAATTGTCAAACAAGATTATTTAACATTGAATACCAAATTAGCTAATAAAACAATTCATATAATAGGCAATCCACCATTTGGTCGTCAATCTTCTTTAGCATTAAAATTTATGAAAAAATCCACAAGTTTTAGCAATACCGTTTCATTTATATTACCCAAGAGCTTTAAGAAAAATAGTCTTAAAAATAAAATAGATTTGAATTTTCATTGTGTTTGCGAAGTAGATTTGCCTGAAAATTCATTTACTATAAATAACGATGATTATAATGTTCCATGTGTTTTTCAAATATGGGTAAAAAAAACAGAAAAAAGAAAATTACCAAAAAAATTAGAACCAAAACATTTTAGATTTGTAAAGAAGGAACAAGACCACGATATATCCTTTAGACGTGTTGGTGTTTATGCAGGAAAAATTGATACAGAAACAAATGAAAAAAGTTTTCAATCTCATTACTTTATTAAATTTGACGAAGGAGTTTTTAATCATGAATTACTAGACAAATTAAAAAATATTATTTTTAAAGAATGTAACGATACTGTAGGTCCAAAATCAACATCGAAACAAGAATTAATTAAAGAATTCAATATAATTCTCAATCAATAGTATATATGAATGAAATTATATATACTATCATAGAAGCGGCGTACATTTATTACATGTATAATATTTTCAAAACAAGTATTTCTATAAATCACCCAGGAGAATATATATTGAATAATTTACCAATAAGTGATTTTTTCAAACATCCTATGAATAATTCGGTATATGAAAACAAAATTTGTCCCTTAGGACATATCACGTCAAAATTATTGGTTGTGTGGTTATTTTTAAGACTGTGGTTAGTGAAATACGATAAAACACGCACAAAATTAGCTAATTCCGTTATTTTTGGATTATTCTTTATATTATCATTATTGATGAATTTGAACGCATTTATTTATTTGATTCCGATATTTATCTATGAATATTTAAGATATTAATTACCATTTTGATTTTTTTACGTTGATACGAGGACCTTTTCTACCTTGTGTAGTATCAAATGTGTCTTCATCATCATCTGATGTCATGTCTTTTGATATATCCCAAAATTCTTTTGCTCCCAATTTAAAACTTCCATGAGATGAAGCTTTATACCAAAATATTTGATCTTCTAATTTATTTGACTTTACATTATTACTAACAACTAAACATTCATAATTTTCAGTACATTGGTCCATAACCTGGCAAAAAGATTCAAAAGTAGGAAACATACCAGCATAATTTTCAAATATTCTCTTTCTATTAGCAATATAAGGTTCGCGCAAAATAAAAGTAAAATCAATATTGGTTCTTAAATTAGGAGGGACCCCTAAAGGATATTGCATAGTAATAACCAACATCAATTTCCAATGTCTCCCATTCATAAACATCATTCTCATTAATTTCTCTCTAGCCCAACTATTATCATATAAACAATCATCTAAAATTACAAATGCTCGCGGGTCAATATTGGTTCTACCATATGCTTCCTTTTCTTTCTTAATTTGCTTTATTACCATTTTTTGTCTTTTCATAATATTTTCAAGAATAGCGGTATTATATTCATCATGAATAAATAATTTTGGAACCATTCCACCATAAAATCCATTTCCAGCTTCAGTTCCAGAAATAACAGTTCCAATTGGAATATCTTGATGATAATATAGCAAATCTCTAACTAAATAACTTTTACCTGTGTCACGACGACCAATCAAAACAATAACTGGACCAGAAGCAGTATTGGGATCAAACGCTATTTTTTTCATATCAAATTTTTTTAATTCAAGGTTCATTATATAAGATTAACATATTTTGTCATATAATCCAACGCACCAAATAAGTTAAAATATTAAAGAAATATTATTTTAATTACTCAAACAAAATGTTTTCAATATTTTATAAAAAAAATAATAATAAAGATTTATTCAAATCTTTAGAAGAAATTGTAGATTCTACTAAAAATCAAAACTATATTCCAATATATAAAAATTTTTTTAATATTAACAATCAAAATTTTAATAACATAAATTTGAACCATAAATACAATTTACAGTTGATAAACAGTAAGAAAACTGAAAATATATATAATTGTAGTTTGACTTTTGGTGATAATCAAACCTTAAGTCGTGATTCATTTTTCAAATTTTCACCGTTATTAGACCCATTAAAATATATGACTGGCAAATATAAAAATATAACAGACGATGATTTATTATCATTACCAGTTATAGAAAAAAGCAAATGCCTTGAAAAAGTTAACAGAATTAATAATTCTGCTTATATTGATAGTTTTTTTTCATATTTATCAAGTCAATTACTACACGAACATGATTTTATTCATGGACTTGATTTTTATGGTTCCTTTATATGTATAAAAAATAAGTATGAATTTGATATCATCGATGATTTAGAATTTTTAAACGATAGTACTT